TCAAATGCTTGGAAGGCCAGCTGGCCAGTAGCGATCAGCGCCACCTATGACGGCACACTAAGCGGCACACTGTTCATTAATAATACTTCTATTGTTGCTGGTAGTCTCGCAACAACTGCCGCTAATATTGTTGCAGCAAATATTCAAGGCGTAAATGCACAGGTTATTTCAAATAAACTTTATATCTACTCAGACGGTAGAAGCGGGGCAGCTGGTGATTCTACAACTGCCATAGACGGTCGAGTTCAAATAGACAACGGAACAGCGTCATGGTCAACTATCGGTATCACCACAGGCGAGTATATCAGTCCTAAACTGCAACAGACTCCGCACACAGATGTGCCGACCTTCAAGCGTGGCGATAACACTACTACTGTAGCAGGGTATGCTACAGGGTCTGTATGGATTAAAACCACAGAGCCAAACAACGGCGCTAGATGGAGAGCCAAGCAGTGGAGTTCAGCTACATTATCGTGGGTAGCATCAGAAGCTCCTATATATGCATCTACCAATGCTGCACTTTACTATCTAGATCGCAGCGGCGGTGGCGCAAACATTTCAGCAGACACTGTGTTTGTACAAAGCAATGCACAAGAAAACAGTGGATTTGATACAACACCAGACACAGCTGAATTCCGTGTATGGTATAGACATATTGGTGTAGGTCAAGGTACCAGCATCACTTCCAACATTATCAAAAGTGGAACCTTTACCGCTGCTTCTACAAGAGTGTTTACACTTGCTGAAAGCATAGTGGGCCAGTTGGCCCTAGACGCAGCTAAGACTATTACTTTGTCCACGGCTACAACAAATGCTCCTACAGGCGACAACAGCGATGCCGACAAGTTGGCTGCTGCTATCAACGCAGCTGGATTCACAAATATCGAAGCGTCGGTGGTGGCTGTTACAGCCACCCAGAGTAGATTGGTAATTACTCACAATGACGGTGGCGATTTTAGACTCACAGACAGCACAGGTACTCCGTTGTCGACACTATTCACACCATACAACATCAAGACCAGAGCTGGCACAGAAAACTTCTACAACATATCATTGGGCAGTGGTGCAACAGGCGCCGAAGATCTTGCCACAGGTGCTACAGATGACTATTTGGCATCAGGCTATCAGCCACTCGCAGCGTATGATCCAAGATTCTCAGCCAGCCCAGATGCTCCATTAAATGAAGCAGCAGACCAACAACTTTGGTATAATCCTAACTTTGCAGATATAGATATTATGATCCACAATGGCAACACGTTTGTGGGTTATAGACATGCAACAGCACCTTATTACGAAGCTGCAACAGCAACTCTAAGAACTGGTTATCTACCAATAGTAGCTGCCAGCAATCCATATGTATCAGGGGTTACTGTATCAGGTGACTTATGGATCAGCACAGCTGATTTAGAAAACTTCCCAACAATCTACAGATACAATAGTAACTTAACTGATATCGGAGATGTCACACTACGTTGGGAATTAGTAGATAAAACAGATCAAACCACTGAAGAAGGTGTGTTGTTTGCAGATGCTCGTTGGAATACAACAGGCACTTCATCGAGTGCTTCTACTATCGAAGACTTGATTACCAACAACTTCCTAGACCCAGATGCTCCAGATCCAGCACTATATCCAAAAGGTATGTTGCTGTGGAATCTAAGACGTAGCGGCGGCAACGTTAAGCAATATCGCAACAATTATATTGATACTGCTACAGATAATCCACGCACAAGCCAATCTGGCGGTACTAATAACGGTGACGCATTTGTTAGCGGTTCAGGCCAAACTATGGAAAGCTACTATCCAGATCGTTGGGTAACAGCTTCAGGCAACAACGAAGACGGTTCAGGCAGCTTTGGTCGCAAGGCACAGCGCAAGGTGGTTACACAGGCACTGAAATCAGTGATTGACACCAGCCAAGAGATCCGTGATGAAGAACGTAGAAACTTTAACATCATAGCTTGCCCAGGATATCCAGAAACAATGAGCAACTTAGTGAATCTCAACATTGACAGAGGTATCACTGCATTTGTCATAGGTGATACTCCATTGAGATTGCCTGCAGATGCTACTTCGTTAAACAACTGGGGTACTAATGCAGAATTAGTCACAGACAACGGCGATGACGGTATTGTGACCTATGATGAATATTTGGCCACATACTATCCAAATGGATTTACCACTGACCTAAGTGGTTCTAATGCAGTAGTGCCAGCCAGCCATATGATGCTAAAGACTATTGCACTCAGCGACAATGTCAGCTTCCCATGGTTTGCACCAGCAGGAACACGTCGTGGCGGTATTACCAATGCCACAGCAGTGGGTTATATTGATGCAGCCACAGGCGAATTCCAAACAGTGGCTCTTAACGAAGGACAACGTGATACCTTGTACGAACTAAAGGTAAATCCAATTCCATTCTTCAATGGTGTTGGCTTGGTGGCGTATGGTCAAAAGACCCGTGCAAGAAATGCATCAGCATTGGATCGTATCAACGTAGCACGTTTGGTAGTATATCTACGTAGCCAGTTGAACAAGTTGGCTCGCCCATATTTGTTTGAACCTAACGACAAGATTACCAGAGACGAAATTAAACAAGCGGCAGAAAGCCTATTGTTGGAATTGGTAGGCTTGAGAGCAATCTACGACTTTGCGGTTGTATGTGATGACAGCAATAACACTCCGGCTCGTATCGATCGCAACGAACTTTATGTTGATATCGCTATAGAGCCAGTGAAAGCCATTGAGTTCATCTACATTCCATTGCGTATCAAGAACACAGGAGAAATTTAAAAATGGCAATTACATCGCTTAACAACATTGGTATTCCAACAACTAATGCGGCAGGCAGCACTCAGGTGCTGTTGATGCCCAAGTTAAAATACCGCTTCAGAGTTACACTGTTGGGATTTGGAGTTGCCGCAGCAACAGAACTTACCAAACAGGTGCAGGATGTTACAAGACCAAAAGTATCATTTGAAGAAATGGCACTGGATGTCTATAATTCCAAAGTTAAATTAGCTGGCAGACACACATTAGAACCAATAACTCTAACACTGCGTGATGATGCTAGTGGTCAAGTTCAGAAAATGGTAGGGCAACAGATTCAGAAGCAGTTTGACTTCATGGAACAAGCGTCAGCACGTTCAGGAATTGACTACAAATTTACCACACGTATAGAAGTTCTTGACGGTGGTAACGGATTGCTAGTACCAAGTACTCTAGAAACATTTGAGCTGTATGGATGCTTTATTCAAAATGCAGACTATGGTGATGCAAACTATTCAACCAATGAGCATATGACTGTTGCTCTGTCTATTGTCTATGACAATCTATCACAGTTCGCAGCGGGTGCAGCAGCAGTGAGCCCAATAGGCGGCATTGGTGCAGCAGTTGGCAGAACTATTGGTGCAGCAACCACAGGTGCTTCTACAGCACAGGGTTAATTATAACCTTCAACAAAGCCCGACTAAGTCGGGCTTTTTTTTGGCATAAATATTTGTATGGCAAATAAATTCACAAGATATCTATCAGAATTCGGATCCGGCTTGATTGAGGGCGTGACTAAACCCAAAGGTCAAATGAGTGATTATCGTCACGCCACTAGATTGTTCATTGACAACGGTCTACGACTTAGTCCAAAAACTAAATTTCTATTTTACGTGTATTTTGAAATGGATAATTCAGTGCGAGGCATGTCCCCATTCAGTGCCAAACACAAGAATGAAGCCGGCTTGTTGGTCAAGAGTGCTGATCTTCCTAAATTTAATTTTGATTCGGTGATCAAAAATCAATACAATCGCAAAAAAATCATTTACAAACAGATAAACTACGATCCTGTGAATATCAACATGCACGACGACAGCAACAATGTTATCAGTGCCATGTGGGCTTTGTACTATGGCTACTACATCGGTGATAGACACAACAAAGATGCTGCCTATGAAGCCAATCAATATAGACCTACCGGCACCAATAAAGATAATTTTCGTTATGGTCTAGACAATGACAAGAGCGTGGATTTTTTCAAATCTGTGACCATCTACACCATGAGTCGTAGACGATTTGTTGGGTACACATTAATCAATCCTCGAATCAAATCATGGAGTCATGGAGGTATGGATTATTCAGCCGGCGAGTTTAACGAAAGCCAAATGACCCTGGAATATGAAGCTGTGCGTTATACCACTGGTAATGTTAGTGTGGGTTCACCCAAAGGATTTGCTACTCTGCACTACGACACTGTACGAAACCCACCCAGCGAAGCAGGAGGCGGTATGCCCCCACCCCCCGGAGACGGAGGTGTTCTAGCTAGGCTT